GGGTACGTTTGGGATGAATCAACAGTTTCGTGGGTTGAACATTCACATACTGCAACCGTAAATTGAAAGGAAAAAGTGGTAACTGATGGCAACGCCTAAGAAAAAGAAGCCAACCGTCAAAGTAGGCATCACCGAACAACAATGGCAGATGCTTCTGTCGTATCTGCGTTCGGCTGTCGGTGCTGTTATTGCTGTGGTTGCGACGTTGGATTATGAGCCGATGGACCTAGCGAAGGCGTTTGTGGCTGCGTTGATTCCGCCTGTGTTGCGTTGGGTTAACCCGAACGACCCGGCATTCGGGCGAGGTTCTGACTAAAAGAGGTTTCATATGGAGTTGGGAGACCTTCTCAACGAGAAGGAGTGGCGTAAGTGCCGTGGACCCGAGAACGGGTCCACTGACGAAATGCTGGAAGCATTCGAGTACTTCTGTTCAGAGTACTGGCACATTCGTCACCCGGAACGTGGACGTATCAAGTTTGTGTTGCGTGAAGCGCAAACGGAGACTGCACGTAACTGGATGGAGCATCGTTATACGATTGTGTTGAAGGCTCGTCAGATTGGGTTTTCTACGTTGGCTGCTGCGTTCGTGTTTTGGGAAACGTTTTTTTGGTCTGACCGTTTTGTGGTGATGCTTTCACGCACGGAGCGTGAAGCATCTAAGTTGTTGCAGAAAACGAAGTATGGGTACAAGATGTTGCCTTCGTGGATGCGTGTGCGTGGTCCTGAGGTGTTGGTGGATAACCAGTTGAAGATGGTGTTTGCGAACGAGTCTTCGGTGGAGTCGTTGCCGTCGGGTAATGACCCTGCTCGTGGTGAGGCGGTGTATCGGGTGGTTATTGACGAGATGGCGTTTTTGCCGAATCCCGATGAGGCGTGGGCGTCTATTGAGCCGATTGCTGACGTTGGTGGTCGTGTTATTTGTTTGTCTACGGCGAATGGTGAGGGAAACATTTTTCATGATTTGTGGGTTGGGTCGCAGACACAGACAAACAGGTTTGTGGGCATCTTTTTTCCGTGGTCTGCTGGTGAACGTGACGATGATTGGTATGAGGCTAAGAAGCGTGATTTGCCTGATTGGCAGTTGGCTCAGGAGTATCCATCTGACCCTGATGAGGCGTTTATTCGTTCTGGTCGTCCCGTGTTTGATTTGGAGGCGTTGAGGGATTTGAGTATTGAGGAACCGTATCGGGGGTATTTGCATAAGATGCCGGGGCGTGGGGTATACGAGTTCCGTGAGGATGGTGGCGAGTTCGCTGTGTGGGATTTCCCTGAGTTTGGTGAAACGTATGTGGTTGGGGCTGACGTTGCTGAGGGGTTGGGTCATGGTGACTATTCTTCGGCGCACGTGTTGAATGCGTCTACGGGGGCTGTGGTGGCGCATTGGCATGGTCATATTGATGCCGACTTGTTTGGTGAAGAAACGTTGTATGCGATTGGGTATTGGTACAACAAGGCGTTGATTGGTGTGGAGTCAAACAACCACGGTTTGACAACCCTGAAGGGGTTGCAGAGGGTGGGGTACAAGAATCTGTTTCGGCAGCGTAGGTTGGGTCAACGTAATCCGACGGTGTCGGAAACGTTGGGGTGGCGTACGACGTCGGTGTCTAAACCGTTGGCTGTGGACGAGTTGAATGCTGGTTTGCGTGACGGGGTGTTGGGGTTGTGGTGTAGGGCAAGTATTGCGGAGTTGAAGACGTTTGTGCGTGAGGAGAACGGCAAGATGCATGGTTCTCCGCATGACGACAGGGTGATGTCGTTGGCGATTGCGAATCAGATGTTGAAGTATGTGTGGCTGCCTGAGTATCGGGGGACGGACACAGCCAAGCCGAATACGTTGGGTTGGTGGGAAAAGCACATTATCCGTGAAAAGAAGCCTGAAAGGGAGTTGATTGGGTCCCATAATGTAAGAAGTAGTGGTTGGGACTAAGGGTGATGCAAGATTTTACATGTGTTCAATGTGGTCGTTCGTTTCAGGACGAGGAACTCCCCCGCCGTGGGGAGGTCTGTTTCCGTTGCCATGTGCGCACTATTCGCCTCGGTTTCACGTATGGAAAGGACGATTTTCATGGTCCAACGATTCGGGAACGTCAAGCAAAGACTGTTTCTGATGCCAAGATAAACGGCTACAACGCCGAACCGGTGGGGAGCCGTTGGGTGTGACATGGAAACTATTTTGGTTCCGATTGCGGTTGCAGTTATTTCGGGGCCAATAGTAGTAATTCTTCAAAGGTTACGCAAGGAGAACGCCGAGCAGCATGCTGAGGGGCGTGTGTTGCTTCGGAATGTGGCTCACAAGGTTGACAAAATAGGTACGAAATTGGATGAACATATCGGCTGGCACAAAGGGAAAGAGCAATAATGGCACGCATTTCTAACTACGAGTTGTTGAGGCGTTACCGCAACAAACTTGAACATTCACGTCGTTGGCGCAAAGAAGAGAAGTACGACGATTTGTGGCAGCGGATGATTGACCTGTATCGGGGCAAGCATCACCGCACCGACATCAGAGAGGACCAGTTGCTTGTCAACATGGCGTTCTCTACCATCAACATTGTTGCTCCGTCGGTTGCGGTGAACCATCCGAAGATTACTGTGAACGCTAAACGTCCTGAGGATGGTGACAAGGCGGTGGTGACTGAGGCGATTGTGAACTATTGGTGGCGTCACTACGACTGCCAGAAAGAGTTCCGTCGTTCCGTCAAGGATGCTTTGATTCTCGGTCACGGATGGGTCAAAACCGGGTACCGTTATGTTGAAGAAGAAAAGGTTGCTGAAAACAACTTTGATTCGTATGACGAACTTGTTGAACTGCGTGACGAGAACGTTGCTGAATCTAATCTGATTGTCAAAGAGGACCGCCCGTTCGTGGAACGGGTGTCCCCGTTTGATGTGTTCGTTGACCCGGACGCAACCAGCATGGAAGATGCTCGTTGGATTGCGCAACGTATCCGTCGTCCTTTGGAGGATGTGAAGAAGGATAAACGTTACAATTCCACTGCTCGTGGCGAGGCTTCACCGAGCCATTACAGCAAGTGGGGTCAGGATGCGTACCGTCCTCGTCGTTCACAAGACCCGCAGGATTCGTATGTTGAGGTGTGGGAATGGTATGACATTGACCGTAACACGGTGTCGGTGTTCTGTGACGGGTCGGACAAGTTCCTTGTCGCCCCGAAGGAGATTCCGTTTGCGTTCGGTCAACCGTTCGTGATGATTCGCAACTACGACGTCCCTGAGACGTTTTATCCGATGGGTGAACTGGAAGCAATTGAGCCTCTGCAACACGAATTGAACCAAACTCGCACACAGATGATGAACCACCGTAAACGGTTCTCCCGCAAGTGGTTGTACAAGGAGACTGCGTTTGATACTGATGGTCGTCAGGCGTTGGAGTCCGATGAGGACAACGTGATGGTGCCTGTGATTACGGATGACAACCTTGGGAATGTGATTAGTCCGATGCCTGCGGTTATCAACCCGCCAGAGTTCTATAATCAGTCGGATTTGATTTCGTCTGACATGAACCGTGTGTCTGGTGTGTCTGAGTATCAGCAGGGTGCGATGCCCGAGATTCGTCGTACGGCTACTGAGGCTGCGATTGTGCAGGATGCGTCTAATGCTCGTGCGAGTGACAAACTGGCGATTATTGAGCGTTCCATTGGTGAGTGTGCTCGCCGGTTGGTGATGCTTGCACAGCAGTTTATGACGGGTGAGCAGGCGGTCCGTATTGTGGGGTCTGAGGCTCAGCCGTTGTGGTTGACGTTTGACCGTGACTACATTCAGGGCGAGTTTGACTACGAGGTGGAGGGTGGGTCTACGGCGCCGATGAATGAGTCGTTCCGCCGTCAGCGTGCCTTGCAGATTGTGGATGCCATGGCCCCGTTTGCGGGGACTGGCATCATTGACATGGGCAAACTAGCCACCTACGTGTTGCAGTACGGGTTTGGTATCAAGCAGGCTCAAGGGTTTATTGCCCAACAGCCTCCGATGATGGAGGGGATGCCACCTGAGGGCGGTATGCCGCCCCAGATGGCTACTGGGGGGCTTACGCCGGGTATGGGGGCTGCTGAGGCTCCTCCGACGGGTGGGATGGCGATGCCATCTAACATTCCGCCTGAGATTTTGGCTCAATTGCTGTCGCAGGGTGCCCCTCTGCCGAATACGCAGTTGCCAAATGAAACAATTATGTAGCGTTTGGTACTAGGGGTAGAGCAACCGCCGAAGGAGGACTCTATGAGTAATATTGACAACACCGTTGAAAGCGTAACTGACACACCCGTTGAAGGGCAAGTTGATGCTAACGCTGAGATTGGTGAAGCCTTAGAGGCTGAACCTAGAGAGTATTTCGCTTGGGACGAATACGCTGACAAGCCCGTCAAGTTAACTGTTGATGGCGAAGAAATCGAGGTTCCGTTATCTGAGGCGCTTAGTGGTTACCAACGTCAAGCGGACTATACCCGTAAGACGCAGGAACTTGCTGAGCAACGAAGACAGGTGCAGTTTGCGGCTGCTTTGCAAGAGGCTTTGCAGAACGACCCAGCGAGCACTGTGGAATTGCTGTCGCAACATTATGGGGTTAACCAGCAACCAACTTCCGAAGAGGAAGAGTTTTTGGACCCAGTGGAAAAGCAGTACCGCCAACTTGAGTCTCGTATTCAGGCATTTGAACAAGAAAAAGCGATGCGTGAATTGGAGAATCAGATTGAGTCTTTGTCACGGAGATACGGAGAACTCTTTGACGCCAACGAAGTCGTAGCGAAAGCGTTGGCAACGGGGAGCACGAATCTTGAAGCAACCTACAAACAGATTGCGTTTGACCGTTTGTTTGAACAATCCAAACCCAAAGGAGAAACGAAAGTGAAACCGACTGAGGAAAAGATTGTTGAAGCGAAACGGGAAGCCGCAGTTGTTTCCAAGGGTGCTTCAGCGAAAAGTGCCGACGTGTCTTCTAAACCTATTCGAAGCGTTCGTGATGCCTTTGAATCTGCCAAACGGCAGTTAGAGGGCTAACACAATTTCAACCAAGGAGTAATACATCATGGCAGGTAACGTAAACTTTGATGCGCTGCTCTCAACAACGCTTGCGAACTATCGTCCACAACTGACGGATAACGTGTTCACCGCACGTCCGCTGACCTACTTCCTCATGGATAAGGGTCGCATCCGCATGTTGAACGGTGGTACCAAGATTGTTGAGCCGCTCATCTACGGACAGAACAGCACGGTTGCGTCGTACAGTGGTTACGACACGATTTCGCTGACCGCCCAAGAGGGCATCTCGGCTGCTGAGTACGAGTGGAAGCAGTACGCTGCGTCCATCGCAATCAGCGGTATTGAGGAAGGCAAGAACAACGGCGAGCAGGAAATCATCAACCTGCTGGAAGCCAAAATCATGCAGGCTGAAGAGTCAATGCGTGAAGGCTTCAACCAGATGTTCTTCGCTGACGGAACCGGTAACTCGGGCAAGGACTGGAACGGACTCGGCAACATCGTCGAGGCGTCTGGCACTGTCGGAAACATCAACCGTGCAACGGCTGGTAACGAGTTCTGGCGTTCGTACGAGGAGAACACCGCTGAGGCTCTCAGCCTTGCGAAGATGGCAACGGCGTACAACAGCGTGTCGGTGGGCAATGACCACCCAGACATGGTGCTGACGACCCAAACCCTCTTTGAGAAGTATGAGGCTCTGTTGCAGCCGCAACTTCGTTACACCGACACCAAGACTGCAGATGCTGGTTTCCAGAACCTGCTGTTCAAGTCGGCTCCCGTGATGTACGATGTCCACTGCACCGCTGGTGTTGTGTACTTCCTCAACACGAAGTACCTCACGCTGGTTGGTCACTC